CTCTCGCGCAGGTTTTCGCAGGTTGGGGAGCGGGGGGTGCCCGGGGGATCGGGCCCCTCCCGCCACCCCCAGGCGCCCCAGGCGGCGGGCGCGGTCGAGGGGATCGGCAGGCCCGCCAGATAGGGGAACGGTGACCGATGCCCGACGTGCTCCTGTATCTCCTGCGGCGCCTGGAACTCCGACTGCTCGGCGATCCCCCCGATCCCTATTGGAAGGCGCAGACGCCCGATCAGCGGTTTACCGGGTTCGATCGCAAATTGTCCGCCGCGGGCACCGCGCGGGCGTTTTCAAAGTTTCCGCGGGCGGGCGCGATGGGGCACGGGCGCCGAGGGCGCGGGCCCAGGCGGAGCCCGCGGTAGTGGCCTCCGCCGCGCGCCCGCCCTCCTTGGCCGTGACCGAGCTGGTGCCCGACCCTGAGAATCGCCGCCTCCACAATCCGCGGAACCTCGACATGGTGGCGGCGGCGCTCCGCGAGGTCGGCGCCGCGCGGTCGATCGTGATCGACGAGGCGAACGTCGTGCTCGCGGGCAATGGTGTCACCGCCGCCGCCGCCGCGGGCATCACGCGCGTGCGGGTCATCGAGGCCGAGGGCGACGAGCTGATCGCGGTGCGGCGGCGCGGGCTCACCGCCGAGCAGAAGCGCGCGCTCGCCATCTACGACAACCGCACGGCGGAACTGGCCGAGTGGAGCCCCGACCAACTGAAAGCCGACCACGCCGCAGGTCTCACGCTCGAGCCGTGGTTTTCGGCGGAAGAACTCGCGGAGGTCATCGGCGCGACGAAGAAACCAGGCCAGACCGACCCAGACGCGGTGCCACCGCTCCGACCCACGACGATCTGCCCCGGCGACCTCTTCACCCTCGGCGCGCACCGGCTCCTCTGCGGCGACTGCCTCGATGCCGCGGTCGTGGAGCGGATCGCGCCGACCGCCGACCCGGTGACGACGGTCGTCACCTCACCGCCCTACTGGACCAAACAACCCTATGACGATCAGCCGGGAGAAACGGGCCTGCGCGCGTTTATTGCCGGATGGGCGGCGACCTGGGCGGCACGGGTGCGCCGCCGGATTCAGATCCAGACGGGGCACACGAATAACACGCTCGTCGGTGACGAGGGCCCGCTCCGGAAGATCCTGCTCGATGGGATCTGGCAGTCCGCGCTCGCGGAGCACGGGTGGCTCTTGCGGCATCGGCGCGTCTGGGGGAAGGGCGGGGCCCGCATGATGAATGGGCCCGTGTCTGATCTCATCGACGAATCCTGGGAACTCCTACTGACCTTCTATCGACCCGCTCACAACGAGGGCGGGCAGGAGCGCGTCAGTGAAGGTTGGGCGCAAGTGGGCGTGTGGAAAGACATCGTGGGCGAGGCCATCGACGGTCATCCGTGCCCGTTTCCTGTCGCGCTCGCTGAACGGATGATTCAGCTCTATTCGGTCGCGGGAGATGTCGTCGCGGACCCGTTCGGCGGGTCGGGCACGACGATCATCGCCTGCGAACAACTCGCGCGGCGTGCCGTGGCGATGGAGCTCTCACCGAATTACTGCCAAGTCATCATCGACCGATGGGAAGCGTTCACCGGACAGACCGCGGTGAAACTGTGAGAGGCACGAAACCGCAACCGACCGCGCTGAAACTCCTCCGCGGCAACCCGGGGAAGCGCCCGCTCAACCCTGCCGAGCCCAAGCACGACCCGCTCGACGCCGCGGTGCCCGCCGATCTGACCGAGCCCGAGGCCGCGGCGGAGTGGCGGCGCGTGGCCTCGATGCTCATCGACCGCGGGCAGGTGACGACGGTGGATCGGGCGGTGCTCACGGGCTACTGCGTCAAATACGCGCAGTGGCTGGCGCTGGAGCGCGAGGCGGCGAAGCACCCGTTCATCGTCAAGGCGCCGAGTGGGTATCCGATCCCGAATCCCGCGCTCGGGATGGCGAACAAGGCCTTCGCGCTCATGTTGAAGGCCGCGGCGGAACTCGGCATCACGCCGAGCGCCCGATCGCGCGTCACCGTGCAGCTCGACCCGTGGGTGGCGACCCCTGACAGTAAATGGGCAGGCGTGCTGAAGTAGATGTTTATGCCGGCAAAATTACGGTGTTCTACGTAACGCCATGCCCCGCCGCCCGAATCCGGTCGCGCAGAAACTCCGGCTGATTAACCAGCTCACCCACACGAAGGGCCCGTTCGCGGGCCAAACCTTCCACTTGCGGCGGTGGCAAGAAAAAATCCTGCGGTCACTGTTCGCGGTCGATGCGACCGGGCGGCGGAAGATTCGAACGTGCCTGTTGATGCTCCCGCGGAAGAACGGGAAGTCAGAACTCGCCGCCGCCCTGGCGATCGATGGGCTCCTGTTCGATGGCGAAATCGGCGCCGAGGTGTATTCCGCCGCCGCGGACAAGGGGCAGGCGGAACTCGTGTTCAACGTCGCCGCGCAGATGATTCGGAACGAACCGGAACTCCTCGCCGCGTGCGAAATCATCGACAGTCAAAAGCGGATCATCCATCGGAAGACGGGATCGTTCTATCGCGCCATCTCCGCCGAGGCCTATTCCAAGCACGGCCTGAACGCCTCGCGCGTGATTTACGACGAGGTGCACGCGGCAGGCACGAACCGCGAATTGTGGGATGTCCTCACGTCGAGCACGGGCGCCCGGGCGCAACCGCTCGTGATCGCCATCTCCACGGCGGGCTACGACCGCCACTCGATCCTGTGGGAGATTTACACGCACGCGAAGCGCGTCGCCGCGGACCCGACGCTCGATCCCTCCTTCCTGCCCGTGATTTACGAGGCGCCCCCCGACGCCGACTGGACGAGCGAGGCGGTGTGGCGCGCGTGTAACCCCGCGCTCGGGGATTTCCGGAGCCTGGAGGAGCTGCGAATCGCCTGCCTGCGCGCGCGGGAACTCCCGGGCGCGGAGAACTCGTTCCGCCGCCTCTATCTGAACCAGTGGACCGAGCAGGCCTCCAGGTGGATCGCCATGACGGCGTGGGATGCGTGCCTCGGTGACCTCGATCGGGCGGCGCTCCGCGGGCGGCGGTGCTTCGTCGGCCTCGACCTCTCCAGCACCACGGACCTGACCGCCGCGGTCGCGGTGTTCCCGATGGGGGAGTGGTTCGCGGTGCTCCCGCACTTCTTCATCCCTGCTGATCGGATTCAGCAGCGCGTGACGCGCGATCGGGTGCCCTACGATGTGTGGCGCCGCGAGGGGTTCGTCACGGCCACCCCGGGCCCGGTCGTGGACTATGACGCCGTGCGCGGGCTCCTCACCGACTGGGATGCCGAGTTCGACCTGAAGGTGATCGCCTACGATCCCTGGAACGCGACCGATCTGGTCAGTCGGCTCGAAAAACTCGACGGGCTCCCCTGTGTGAAAATGCGGCAGGGGTTCGCCTCGTTGTCGGCGCCGACCAAATCCCTGGAGGCGGCGATCCTCTCGAAGCGCCTCCGGCACGACGGGCACCCGGTGCTCCGGTGGAACCTGAGTAACGCCGCGGTCGAGGGCGATGCCGCGGGGAACGTGAAACTCTCCAAGGAGGCCTCGACCGAGAAAATCGACGGCGCGGTGGCGCTCGTCATGGCGCTCGACGCGATGGAGCGGAACACCCACGCGCCCGAGCCCGCGTATCAGATTCTTGTCTTCGGAGGTTCCCCCGATGGCGAATAAACCCGGGCGCCCGACGATCGCCCCGCCCGATCCCTCGGTGGTCGTCTCGTTGACGATCCCCGCGCGCACCTATGACGCCTATTACCGCCGCGCCCAGGCGGCGCGCGTCTCGGTGCCCGAGCTGATTCGGCGCGAGCTGCGGGCCCGCCGCAAAACAGAAACTCGGAGCCTCACGGGCGGGTGACCGATACTCGCGCGCGGTGCTGCAGCACGCTTACGCGCGCCTCGACTTCAAAGTCGCCACGACCGCGGGCGCCGCGCGCCTGCGGTTTTCCGGCACGGCGACGACGCCGACGCCCGACCGCACGGGCGATGTGCTCGAACCGCTCGGCGCCCGCTATACGAACCCGCTCCCGCTCCTCTGGCATCACGACAAGGAGCGCCCGATCGGGTTTGTCACCTTGCACCCGGCCACCGCCGCGGGCATCACCTTCGAGGCCACGATCCCCGACATCCCCGACGAGGGCCCGCTCCGCCTGCGGACCTTGGAGGCGGTGCAGAGTATCGGCGCGGGGGTGATACGGGCAGTCTCGGTGGGCTACCGGATTCTCGATGGCGGGCTGAAGCGCCTGAAATCGGGCGCCGCGCACATCACGCAATACGAAATCTGCGAACTCTCGCTCGTGACCGTGCCCGCGAACATGGAGGCCACGATTCACGCCATCAAAAGTCTCGATCGGGCCGCGTCAGGCCCTTACACCTCCGGCGCCACGGAGAAGCCCCCAACCTCAGCGCGCAGAAACGACGCGCCACGCATGACCGCACAAGAACAGATCCAGAACTTCGAAAACACCCGCGCGGCGAAAGTGGCGCGCATGGCCACGATCATGGAAACCGCGACCGACGCGACCCTCGAAGACAATCGCCGCGAGGAGTATGACGGGCTCTCGCTCGACGTGAAGGGGCTCGACGAACACCTCGTGCGCGCCCGCGAACTCGAACGGCTGCAGGCGACGACCGCCACGCGCGTCACCCTGCCCGCGGGCGCCGCGGGCCGCGTGCCCGTCGTGTCCATCAAGTCCACCGTCGCCCCGGGCACGGCGTTCATCCGCGCCGCGTGCGCGAAGCTCGTGTGCAACGGCAACCTCCACGAAGCCGCCGAATATGCGAAGCGGTGGGACGCGACGACGCCGGAAGTCTCGCTCTATCTGAAGGCGGCGATCGCCCCCGGCACCACGACCGATGCGACCTGGGCCTCGCCCCTCGTGAACCAGGGGATCGCGTCCGACTTCCTCGAACTGCTCCGGCCCGCGACGATCCTCGGCAAAATCTCGGGGCTGCGGCAGGTGCCGTTCAATACCAAGGTGCCCTCGCAGACGGCAGGCGGCACCTACAACTGGGTGGGCGAGCAGAAACCGAAGCCGGTGTCGAAGCTCGCGTTCGCGTCCGACTCGCTCGGCATCGCCAAGGCGGCGGGGATTATCGTCCTCACCGAAGAACTCGTGCGGCTCTCGAATCCCTCCGCCGAGGCGCTCGTGCGGCAGGACATGATCGCGGGGATCGCGCAGTTCCTCGATCAGCAGTTCATCGACCCGGCGGTCGCGGCGGTCGCGGGCGTGAATCCCGCGTCCATCACGAACGGCGCCCCCACGGCGGCGGCGACGGCGAGCCCGCTCGCGGACATCATGGGCCTGATCAACCACTTCGCCGCGAACAACATCGCGGTCGATGGGGTGACGTTCATCATGTCGGCAGCGAACGCGCTCTCGTTGTCGTTCCGCACGAATCTCGACGGGTCGCCCGTGTTCCCGGGCGTCGGCATCAACGGCGGCTCTTACAAGGGCCTGCAGTTCGTGACGAGTCAGGCGGCACAGGCGCTCGTGATCGCCTTGCAGCCCTCGTTAATTCTGTTTGCCGATGATGGCGGCGTGACGATTGACGCCTCGCGCGAGGCCTCGATTCAGATGGATAGCGCGCCGATGTCGCCCGCGGACGCCACGACGGTCTACGTCTCCCTGTGGCAGAACAACTGCGTCGGCCTGCGCGCCGAGCGGTTCGTGAACTGGAAGCGCGCGAACGCGAACGCGGTGAAATACCTCACGGCGGCGGCGTATCCGGCGCCCTCGGGGTTTGACGCCGCGCCCGAGGCGGCACGCGGAAAGTAACACCGCGCACGGGGGCGAGGTCGGGGCAGTCCCCCCAGGCCTCGCCCCTCGTGCGACCGGCCATGGAACTCAACCTGTTCGGCTATCACCTGATCGCGGGCAAGGCGGCGAACCTGCGCCCGCTCGACCGCGGGCCTGGGCGCGGCGGGTGGTATCCGATTGTCCGCGAGCCCTTCACGGGCGCGTGGCAGCAGAACGCCGAAATCTCCGCGCCGACCGCGCTCTCGAATACGACCGTGTTCGCGTGCGTCACGCAGATCGCGCGCGACGTGGCGAAACTCCGCCTCCGGCTCGTCATGCAGGACGAGGAAGGGATCTGGACCGAGACGGTCAACTCCGCGTATTCGCCCGTGCTCCGGAAACCGAATCGCTACCAGACGATTCTGTCGTTTATCGAACAGTGGATGACCTCGAAGCTCGCCAACGGGAACACCTACGCGCTCAAGGAGCGCGACGGCAACGGGCTCGTGCGGGCCATGTATGTGCTCGACCCGAAGCGCGTGTGCCCGCTCGTCTCCCCCGATGGCGGCGTCTATTACGAACTCCGCCGCGATGACCTGAACCAGATCGCCAGTGAGACGGTGACCGTGCCCGCCTCCGAAATCTTTCACGACAAGTGCGTGCCCCTGTTCCACCCGCTGATCGGCACGAGCCCGCTCTATGCCTGCGGCCTCTCGGCGCTCCAGGCGCTCACGATTCAGCAAACCAGCAACCAGTTTTTCGCGGGCGGCAGTCATGCGGGGAGCCTGCTCACCTATCCCGGCGCCATCTCGAACGATCAGGCGAAGCGCGTGAAGGAGTATTGGGAAACGAACTTCACGGGCGTGAACGCGGGCCGCGTGGCGGTGTTGAGCGATGGCGTCAAATACGAGGCGCTGACCGTCAACGCGGTCGATTCGCAGCTCATCGAGCAACTGAACTGGACCGCGGAAACGATCTGCTCCTGCTTCCACGTGCCCGCTTACATGGTCGGCGTCGGGCCCGCGCAACCGGCGGGCAACGTCGAGGCGATGCTCCAGCAGTATTACTCGCAGTGCATTCAGGCGCACTTGACCTCCGCCGAGCAGGTGCTCGATGACGGGCTCGGCCTGGAGGGCACCCCCTACGGCACCGAGTTCGATCCAGACGATCTGATCTGGCTCGACATGGCCACGAAGACCAAGGCGGCGAGCGAGGCGATCGGATCGGGCGCGATGTCGCCCAATGAGGCGCGGAAGAAGTATTTCGGGCTCGGCAGTGTGAAGGGCGGCGACACGCCCTATATGCAACAACAGAACTTCTCGCTCTCCGCCCTCGACGAGCGGGACGCGGACTCGCCCTTCGCCAAACCGACAGCGCCGCCGTCCGCGACCGCCACGCCTGCGCTCGACGCGGGCGCCGCGCCCGTGGCCGCGCTGCCGCCGCGCGCCGCCGCCGCCACCCTCGACGCGCTCGCGGTCGCTCTCCTGCAAAAGAATTGGAGCGCGCTTAGTGCCTAACCCTCAGGACGACGCCCAGGCCATGGCCGATCTGATCGAGGCGGTCGTGCGCGCCGCCCTCGCCCCGGTCGTCGAGCGCCTGCGCGCCCTCGAACCGCTCGGGCCCGAAGTGCACGGCACGCGAGAGCGGATCGCCTCCCTGGAGGCGCGGGCGCCCGCCGCAGGGCCCCCGGGGCCCCCGGGCGCGAATGGCCTGGATGGGCTCGGGTTCGATGACTACACGGTCACCTATGACGGGGAACGCACCGTCACGCACCGATGGGCGCGCGGCGAGCGGAGCGGGGAATCCGTGATCACCCTCCCCACCCCGATCTATCAGGGCGTGTTCGTGGCGGGCCTCCACTACACGCGCGGGGATCTGGTGACCCTTGACGGCTCGATGTGGCACGCGAACACGGCGACGACCGCGCGCCCGGGGGAGGCGACGAGCGCCGCCGACTGGACCCTCGCGGTCAAGCGCGGGCGCGATCGGTGGGTCAAGTGATGTCGTGGCCGTTCTGGTTCGCCTCGGTGCCGGGGCTCCCGCCCGCCGATGGGGAGGTGCGCCTCGATGCGTTCGCCCCGTGGGTGGGGCTCGTGACCCGCGTGTTCTTTCACACGATCGCCAAGGACGGCGCCCGCCCTGCCTCCGCGTTCCTCGCCTTCCCGGTGGGCTCGCTCATCTTCCTGCAACCGCAGGGCAGTCGGCAGGCGCTCATCGCGCTCCGTATCACGGCGCCCGGGGCCGCGCGGGCGGGCTACGTGGAACTCCCCGTGACGTGCACCGAGGCGACGGCGATGCCCTCGGGCATGGTGGATGTGTTCTTCCTGCGCGCGGGGGCAGGCCTCGCGGTGACGGGCCCGGGTGATCCCGATCTGGTGACGCTCGATGTGGCGAAGGCGCACCTCCGCATCACGGATACCGCGCACGACGCCGACGTGGCGCAGAAGGTGTCGAGCGCGAGCGCGTCGATCCGCGATTACCTCGACGAGCGGAACGACCCGACGTGGACGCCCGACACGGTGCCGCCGTGGCTCCAGGCGGCGGTGCTCCTCCTCCTCGGGCACTTGTATGAGCACCGGGGCGACGAGTTCGGGCCCGACAGTGACAACGACGATCGGGTGTGGACGGCGATCGAACGCCTCACGCGGCGCTCGCGTGACTCCACGGTGGCGTGATGGGGATCGGATCGAACCGGCACACGGTCACGCTCGAAGACGCCGCGGGGGCGCCCCTCGACCCGGCCACTTGGGACTGCGCGATTCAGTCGATGGGCATGGTCGTCGAGGGCGTGACCGGGCACACGCTCCGCGGGCGTTATCACCCGGGCATCAACCTCGAAACGCGCGCGCGCCTCGGGGCGCAACTGTTCCAAGTCCAGAACGTGACCGACATCGACCTCCGGCACGTCGAATTGGCCGTGCTCGTCGCAGAAGTGGTGGGGCGCCATGGCCACGAGTAGCGTGAAGATGACCGGCCTCGATGAACTCATTGAGGACTTGACGCACCTCCCCGACGCGCTCGTGCACGAGGGCGATCAGATCGTGCGGAGCGCCGCGGCGACGGCGGCGAACCGGATTCTCGCCGCGTATCCCTCGCGCACGGGCAACCTGCAACGCGGCGTGAGCATCACCGGCCATAGCGATGCCGTGAGCTCGGTCTCGATCGTCCGCAGTCGCGCGCATCACGGGTGGATTTACGAGCACGGCAGCAAGGGCGCCACGCGCCACTGGACAAAGGGCAGCACGACCGCGCCCTTCAAGCGGGCGGGCAGTAAGCCGATCCCGCGGTGGGGCGTGGGCCGCACCACGGGCGTGATGCCCGCCGCGAATGTGTTCGTGCCCGTCGTTGTCGAGGAGCGCCGCG